CGAACATATTTCCATCCTGCCCTACGGCAGACGTTTATGACATTACTGGTAACATTGTGATCCGACCGTCCGACTGGGACACGGATCGTAATGTAGCTGACTGCCTCTACTTATCTTGCTTGCCTTCCGACTGTGTAATCGGGAAGACTGATTCAAGACTCGGTCTCATTGCTCTCCTCTGGGCCCTCACAGTGTTGAGGGAGGAGGAGGATGTTGAGATCGACGTTGAGGATGAGCTTTTTGATTCCTTCTGTACTTATCGGCCGGGCTTCCGGATCCAGATATTGGGTGGAAGTTGCCGGGCTCGAGTGAGCCCACAACCTGAAGAAGGATTCAAGGTAAGAACAATCACAATAACGTCTCTTGCCGTCTCATTCATAGGGGCGGTAGCGAGACATTTATTGGACCATCATATGTGGTCAAGACCGGAGATAAAGATTGGCCTTCTATCGAAAGTCAAGCTATACACGGTCCTCGATCATATTGGAGGTAAGAAATCCGGAGATTTCTCTTCCAACTTGTTCAATCCCACACCCCGTGTAGCGGAAAGCGTCGACCTCAGTACTGCGACCGACACGCCGCCACGGAGACACGTGGCTGACATATTAAATGGACACCTTGATGGGCTAAAGCATCCGGCGGAACGGTTTCTCCGTTTCGCTGTTGAGTTGGCCACGTCCAGAAGGACATTTACACTTGATCCTCACCGTAGGGGGAGGGTTCCAAGAGAACATCACTGTGGTATAATGATGGGTGAAGGTCTTTCAGGAATATTCCTTAATGACTGTTCTGCCATTGTCAGATCTCTCTCTCGACCATTCGCGGAGCACTTCGGCCTTATTGGACGAGGCTTCATGTCGAACGACGAGGCGGAGCATTTCATCTTGTCCAATTCGGACGAGATTCAATGGTTATTTGATAATGTGCCGCTGGCCCCCAATAATAATGGATCGCAGAGCGGTGATGACGTGATAAGTTTCTCTAACGAGAGTCTTTCATCGGCATATAGGATCATATATCGATCCCTCGGCTTTGTTCCGTCCGAAACCACTTGGTTCTCGTCGGAAACGTACTGCACCTTCACTGAAGAGGCAGCACTCTCCACCTGGGACTCAAATGGTTGGAAGTTTGCTGATAATCCAAAACCTAGGTCTTTTCAGACAGCTGGGGCAGATCCTTTCGGAAACGTGCTCCCTTCTAAGTTGAAACTTTTGTCCAGTTACATGAGGTACATGGACAAGAAGGATCCGGTATTTATCAGATGTATTAATATTGCCGATGAGATGGTTCATGAGAACCGTGCATGGGCAAGAGTGGTCAAGAGGCATGACATTCCTGTCGGCCTCCCAACATTCCTCGGAGGAATTGACCACCCCATTGGATTAACCGATTCCTACGACCAGACTTTAACCGCTGACGACTTCAAAGTCATCAGGGGGTTATCAGTCATGGATCCTTTAGAAGCCCTGGATTTCATCATTGAGACTCCGGAGGAGGCTAAAGGGACGGTAGAAGAGATAGTTATGAAGTCCGTACTATCAGATATAATCTCGAAGGTCCGTCAATTGACGGTCGTCGAAACATTTATCGATAATTCGGAATCGTTCATATTTGATATGAGAGAGATCATCCCCTCTGAAGGCATTCCCTGGTGGGAATGCTCCCAAAGAAGGACCGCGTTCAAAAAGGAACACGGTTTGGTATCGATATCGGAGTTTATTAACCAGATATCAGCCCAAATGACACTCAAAATAATGCTAATTGAAGGCGCGAATGTCCGGGAGCCCAGAAGGGCTTGGACACAAACGAAGTCTAGAATCATAAGACTGCGGGATAGGTTCCGTTCGGACCCTGATCTCACATCTGAAGAAATTAAGACACTTTCAATATGGAAAATTCGAGAGAATGTGTTCAATCAGGCCGACCAGTTGGTCGCGCCTATTGACACACTCGACTCGTTAATTGATAGGAAGAGTCTCCCGTCACTTTCTCTGAGGTTTAAATACGAAAACGTATAGTCTACGAGATGTTAACGTGTCGGTAAGATGGTTCCATAAAGGAACTCCATCTTGATTCGTACCCTAAGGTACGATTCAG